GCTTCAGAACGCGCTGAAAGACCAGATCGGCCAGCAGCAGGTGCTTGGCGATTCCCGCGGCGCACGGGAGTCGGAGCGCGCTCTCGAAGGCGTGAACCTTCAGCTTATTCAGATGCGCCAGAACGCCATCGATGCAGCGCAAGCGATGCTGCAGATGAGCGATCAGGATCTCGCCGCCATCGGTCAAACGCGCGAGGGCTTGCAGGCGTTCATTCTGCAGCAGCAGCAGGCGCAGCGCGAGACGGCCATGATGGGCCGCCAATTCCTGATGACCGGCCAGCAGATCAACGAAATGATCGCGGACAACCTGGTGTCCGGCATCGAGAACTTCATCACGATGGTCGCGCAGGGCCGCAACGTATTCGAATCGCTCGGCATCGCCGCGCTTCAGACTGCTGCCGACATCCTGAAATCGCTCGGCGAGATGATCCTGAAGCAGGCGATCTTCAACGCGATAGCCGGCTCGAGCGGAATGGGCGGGATTGGCGGCAGTCTTGCGGCGTCGATCGGCTTGCTGTTCCCTGCGGCTGTTACTCTCGGAACGGCGGGCGGGACTCTGACGGCTGCGGGCGGCACGCTCATGGCGGCCGGCGGACTGTGGCAGGCCACGGCTGCCGAATTGATGGCGGCAGCCAATATGCTGATCGTCGCGAATTCGATGTCGTTCGCCGCCGCCCACACCGGCGGCATCGCAGGCTTCCCGACGATGCACCGCAGCGTCAGCCCGCTGGTATTCGCCGGCGCTCGTCGTTTTCACTCTGGCGGGTTGCCCGGCCTCCGTTCGAACGAAGTGCCGACCATCCTCGAGCGCGGCGAGGAAGTGCTGACGGAGGACAATCCGCGGCACATCAAAAACCAGCGCGGCGGCAGCCGTGGCGGAATGGGCGGCGGCGATCGCGGCATCAAGCAAGTGCTGCTGATGGACAAGAGCGACCTCGCCGCAGCCATGAGCGACAGTGAGGGCCGCAAGGTCGTCCTGACTCACATCCGCCAGAACGCGCCCGCGATTAAGGCCATGCTGGACGGGAACGGCTGATGGGCGCCCCGGATACCCTCCTGCCCGTCTTCAGCTTTCGTCCGAACTGGGGCGACGGAGTCACTGAGCGGCTGGAATGGCTGACCGACATTCCGGGCGACGGCTCCAAGACCGGCGCCGAGCAACGCATCTCGCTGCGTCTGTCGGCCCGGCGTTCGTTCGAAGTGACGGTTGAGCCGATCGGAACGGAACGGACGTTCCTGGACCTGTTCATCCGTCGCTTTAGCAAGCAGGAATTCATGCTGCCGCTGTGGCACGACCATGCGCTGCTAGCCTCCGGTGTGTCCGTCGGGGCAACGTCGCTCAGCGTCGACACGACGGATCGCGAGTTCGTCGATGGCGGAATGGCGATCCTGATGGGCGCCGACGCGTTCAGCTGTGAAGCGGTGCAAATCGACACGGTGAGCAGCGGCGCCATCACGCTAGCCGCCGGGACGGCGAACGCCTGGCCCATCGGAAGCAGCCTCCATCCGTTGCGTCGGACGTGGCTGAAAGAGCAACCCAAGGGAACGCGGGAAACCGACAATTATGCCGTGCTGCCGATGACCTTCATGCTGTCGGGACCGTGCGATTACGATGGCGGGTCGGAGGAGCTCGCCACGTTCGCGGGTTATCCGATCCTGTCGCCGGCACCGGACTGGAGCGACAAGCTCGACCTGGAGTTCGCACGCAATCTGCCGGAAGTAGACGGGAAGGTCGGCCTGCGTTCCGTCGGCGATCCGGCGGGTCGTTCGTTCGCCATCCAGTTGCACCGCTGGATGCTCAACGGCCGCGCGGAACAGGCCGCATTCCGGCGGCTGATCTCGCGGCTGCGCGGCAAGCAGGGTTCGATCTGGCTGCCGTCCTTCACCAGTGACCTGACCATCGCCGCCGCCGCGTCGCCGGGCGACACCCACATCGACGTCCGCGAATGCGGCCTGAACTATGCCGATTTCCCCGACGTCGGGCGCGACCATGCGATCACGGCCGCCGGCGAGATGCTGTCGTTGTCGGGTCTCGCGACGTCGCCCGGAGCGGGCGTCGAACGGATCAATCTCGGCAGCCCGCTCGCCGGTGCGCTCGCGGTTGGGGACGTCCTGTCCTTCGCCGATGTCGGTCGCCTCGACACGGACACTATCGAGATTCATCACCAGACCGACAGCGACGGCGTCGCCCAGGTCGAAGCGCCCTTCCGTTCGTTTCCGGACATCCGGGATGGCAGTGCGCTCGGAGCATTGCCGCTGCCGACCGCCGAGATGTCCGACACGGCCTGCGGCAGCGCCACGGATCCAGAAGACCCGCCGCCCGATGACACCTGGCGCGTGGACATTCCGTTCTCGTTCACGCTCAACATGCCATCGCCGCTGCCGAACTGTATGCCAGCGGGCCTGCAGCCGCCGACGGACTGGGAACTATCGTACCATTTCAGCTTCCATGCGATGCCGCAGAACGGCGGCACTCCAAAGCAATTCCTGCTGGCCGGCAATATCTCCGGCGACGGCACTTATAACGATTTCACCACGAGTCAGACGTGGACGTTCGACGACGGACCGGCAACCGTCACCGTCGTTGCGTCTCTGGGTGCGGGGTCGATCACGTTCTCATTCACGTCTGATCGTCCGGACATGCAGATCACCACTCCAATCGGCAACTCGGCCGGCGACATGACAGTCAACATGGGCTCCGGATTGTGCATGTCCGGATTCAACTTCACCAGCGCCTTGAGCGATCAGGGGACTGCGGTCGGGGCGGGCGGCACTCCGTCAACCAACTCTGGATTCTATTCCGTGACCTTCGCCGTCCACGCGACTGCGTTCGAGGACGGTCAGCCGTGACCTTCGCCGCCTACGAACAGTCCAACGCGTCCGGACGCCCGATCACCCTCTATCTGTTCCGCTGGGGCAACAGCCAGTGGGCCTATACGTCCGCCGACCGCGACGTCATGGTGGATAGCGTCACCTATAAGGCCATCCCGATCAGCGACGATGGCCTGCAACAGGGCGGCTCGGGGCGCAAGGAATTCACCGTTCACGTTCCGGTCGCGCTGCCAGATGACACCGGCGCGATGCAACCACTGCCGGTGGTGGCGCTGTTCCGGTCGACGCCGCCGTCGCAGTCCGTCTATCTGATCGTCCGGAAGAAGCACGAGCAGGACTCCGAGGCGCCGATTCACTGGATCGGCAAGATCGGCAACGTTTTGCGCGACAAGGACGGCGCGACTGCCGATATCGTCTGCCGCAACCCCGGCCTGAAGCGCGCCGGCCTGCGGCTGACGTGGGTCCGGATGTGCCCGCACTTCGTGTTCGACTTCGGCTGTGCGCTCGACAAGGCGGACTATGCAGTCACTCGAAACGTGACTGCCGTGACTGGCAACAGCATCACGCTCGACGGCGCACCCCTCGCGGAGTCGCCCTACTACAACGGCGGCTTCATCGAATGGGACGCCGATGGGCTGGGCACGATCGAGCGCCGCGGCATCGAGAGCACCCCGGATATCAACCAATACCAGCTGTTCGGCCGCGCCGACGGGATCACCGTCGGGCTTGCGGTGACCATCTACCCCGGCTGCGACGGCAACGCGCAGACCTGCGAGGAGAAGTTCAACAATCTCGCGAACTACGGCGGCGTGGATTGGATGCCGGGCAAGTCGCCGTTCGACGGCAGGCAGGTGTTCTGATGCCACCGATGCTGATCGGCCTCATTCTGATCGTCGCGAGCGTGCTGATCAGTTCGCTGCTGGTCCACAAGCAGCAGCAGAAGCCGGCGACGCTCGAGGACTTCGAATTCCCGCAGGTCGAGGAAGGAACGCCGCAGGCCGTCCTGTTCGGCCAGTGCTGGGGCAAGGGCTGGCAGGTGCTCTGGTACGGCGACCTGGACACCCAGAAGATCAAGGCCGAGGGTAAGAAGTGAGCGAGTTGAGGGTTTATCTGCGCCATCAGCGCGCAGCACAAATCTGTGTCCCGGGAAGTCGCCGATGGTTTGAATCGCGCGGCCTCGACTGGAAAGACTATTGCAGGAACGGCATCTCGGCCGACGTCCTGCGTAAACTAGACGACCCGATTTCAAACCGAGCCCTCGCCGCCGCCGAAGCCGAGCAGGAGGCTTCCAATGGGCGGCGGTAAGGGCGGCCAGACGATCGGCTATCACTACATCCTCACGCTGCTGTGGGGAGATTGCCGCGGGCCGGTCAACGAATATCTGGCGATCGAGGCCGACGACAAGCTGGCGTGGCTCGGCCACGTCTCGGACTCCACTCCGACGAAGATCAACAAGCCCAACCTGTTCGGCGGCGAAAAGAAGGAAGGCGGCATCCAGGGTGCATTCCGGCTGTTCCAGGGAGCGCGCGATCAGGTGCTGCCCGGCGCCACGAACGTCGTTGTCACTGTCGCTGGAGGCGGCCCCTGCCCGACCGTGACTCTGCCCGACATCAAGGCCGCAATCGGCGGCCGGGTGTCCGAGATGCGCGGCTATGTGACTGGACTCTACCGCGGGCTCGTCACGTCGATGAACCCCTATCCGAAGGAATGGCATTTCCTCCGATGGCGGACGAGCGCTGGCTGGTTCGGCGGAACCTGCTGGTATCCGGCGAAAGCGACGATCACGCTCGGCGGCGATGGAGCCGAACTGGAGCCAGGCACGACCTATTCCGGCGGCGTCTACGGCATTTTCGGATCGATCCTGCGCGTCATGTCCGGCCTCGGCCTCGCGACTACCGAGCAGCCGACCAACACGATCTACGCGATGAATCCGGCGCATATCATCTACCAAGTGCTGACCGATCCCGAGTGGGGTGCGAGCCGGTCGCCGGACGAGCTCGACGAGAACAGCTTCATCCTCGCCGCCAACCAGCTCTGCGCGGAAGGTTTCGGCCTCTGCATCAACTGGGCGCGGCAGGAGGACGTCGATACGTTCCTGCAGAGCGTCGTCGATCACATTGCGGCTGCGCTCTACACCGACCGTACGACCGGAAAGCTGGTGCTGAAGCTCATCCGCGACGACTATGTGGTCGATGACCTGCCGCTGTACGATTTCAACAGCGGCCTGCTCGAAGTCGAGGAGGACGACAGCGGCTCCTCGGACGAGATGATCAACGAGATCATCGTCAAGGGCAAGGACCAGACGGTCGTCGGCCGCGGCAAGGATATCGAGGTTCACGTCCACAACAATGCAGCACGGCAGTCGCAGGGCGCGATTTCCGACACACTCGACCTGCCCGGCATCCCGACGCGCGCACTGGCCTTTCGTCGCGGCCAGATGGAACTCAAGATCCACGCGCCCGGCCTGAAGCGGTTCAAGCTGAAGTTCGACCGCCGCGCGTGGCAGTTGACGCCGGCAGGCGTCATTCGGATTTCCGCGCCGACGAACGGCATCGCCAACATGGTCGTCCGGCTCGGCAACGACATCGATTACGGCGACACGACGGACGGGACGATCACGGCCAGCGCGGTCGAGGATGTGTTCGGCCTGCCGGAGGCGAGCTTCCAGGTCGCGCTGCCGGGCACATGGGTTCCGCCGCAAATGGAAGCCGCGCCCGCCGCAGCGACCCGGCTAATCGAAGCGGGCTACCGGGACATCGTGAAACACAGCAGCACGGCTGATGCGCAGGGACTCGATCCGACGGCGGCCTTCATCGGCGAACTCGCCCAATCGCCCGGCTATGCGTACGAGTACGACCTGCTGTCGCGCGTGGTCGGCGAACCGGCATTCGTCGATCGGGCCGGCGGCTCGTTCACCGACGCCTCGCCGCTGGTGTCGAACATCGCCGCGCTGGACACGGACATCGTCGTGACGGATGCCAGCGTTTTCTCCGACTTCGTCGACGAGGCGCTGCTGATCGGCAACGAAGTCGTTCGTCTCGACGCAGTCGACACCACGACGAACACGCTGACCATCGCGCGCGGCTGCGCGGACACCATCCCGGCGCCGCATTCCGCCGGCGACCTGGTGTGGCTGCTGGACGACGACCTCGCCTCGGATCGTCGTGAATATGCTTCGGGCGAAACCGTCGAGACACGAGTGCTGACCCGCACCAATGCAGATATGCTCGATGAATCGGAGGCTGCGACCGACAGCGCAACAATGGTCGCGCGGCACTACAAACCCTATCCTCCGGGCGATGTTCAGATCGACGGCGTCTCGATTTACGAGCTGACCGGGGCGCACCCGGCACCCGTGCTGACGTTCACCGATCGCGACCGCCTGTCGGAGGACGACCAGTTGATCGAGCACGGCGCGGGTTCGGTCGGTCCGGAGGCAGGGACGACCTACACGCTCCGGGTCAAGTCGGCCGACGGAACGACGCTGCTGCGGACCGAGACCGTGACGTCCGGATGGACCTACGACGGCACCATGCAGACTGCGGACGGCGATCCGACGTCCGTGTTGATGGAACTCGAATCGACGCGCGACGGGGTGGCGTCGTGGCAGACGTATTCGTTCACCGTGATCCTGCTCTCCGGCTACGGCGACGGGTACGGCTATAACTACGGCGGTGCCTGATGGCGTCGCATGGAGAACTCACTAAACTCGTGATAGAGGTGAGCTAGGATGTCACGCTTTCTTCCCGGACTTGGCCTCGAAGGGTTCTGGCCGCTCGGCTTCGACGGCTGGAACACCGGCATGGACACGAACCTGCGTCTGTGCTCGGCGCTCATCCAGGCGCGCGCGCTCGACCTGGTCTCGGCTGAGCCCGGAAGCCCGAGCGACGGCGACATCTATTTGCTCGACGAGACGCACGCCACGCATCCCAATGGCATCGCCGTGCGCGACAATGGTGCGTGGGTCTATCTGACGACTCAGACCGGCTGGAAATTCTACGACGTGGCGGCCGGCAGCTACCGGAAATTCAACGGCACCGTCTGGGCCATCGAAGCCATTCCGACCGTCGATGATGACGAGACGATGGCGTCGGGTAGCGCCACGGATGCGCCGTCGGTCCGGGC